GTGTTTTTACTTTCGCCTAGTATCTCTATTACTACAGCTTTTTTCAATCTTACTTTTTGAGCGATTTTTCCAGGGCTCAGACCCTCGCTGTTTAGTAAAAAGATTTTGTCGTTTAACTCTTGTTCTGTCATGGTATTGGTTTTAAATTATTATTAGATTAAATGAAAATCACCGTTTAAATAATCCTGATAATCTTCGTGCAGCTTGTCTGCGATTAGTAACTTACTTCTCTTAATGCTCAAATAAATTGTTCTAATTCCTATTTTACTCTCAGTGGCTATGGTTCTGAAACTCTTACCAGTAGTTAAATATGTTTTAAATAATTCATAGTCGAACCAGCTCGCATTTTCTTTTATTATCTGGTACATTTTTGTCTCTAGTGCTTCTAGGGAAACTACTCCAGGGTCTACGCCTTCGTCTATCCAGTTGTATTTTTCCTCAAAATCGTATTGACTACCTAAGTGGTTATAGTTTAAATTTGATTTCTTTTTAATGCTGTTTAGGATTATTGACCTTAGCACAAAAAACATATACCCTTTCGATACTTTGCCTTTGTCGTTTACAACTTTGTCAAAGAGGTCATCGTATCTAGCTAACTTCAGGTAAGCCTCCTGGACGAAATCCTCAGCATAATTAAATACCTCATTGTTATTACCAGCAATCGCTTTTGCCATCTTAATGTACTCAGGATGATACTGGGCTAATAATTCTAGTGCTTTGTTTTTGCTCATCTTAAAATGCTAGTTTAGGTGATTGATTAGGTACTTTCATTGTCGGTAATGGTTTACTGTGGTTTATAATATCTCTACCTGCTACTGTAAAGGCTACGTTACTAGGTTGCATCCTTAATGATATTGGAGCGTCTAAGCTAGTTGGGCGTCCCCCCGTCTCAGTTTCTTTTACCTTTACTACGTGGATATCTGAAACCATCCACCTAGTAGGGTGTTGTGTGTATCTGTGAGTGCTTATAACGTCATCAGCTCTATTCCCCCATTTTCCACCACCTTCAACGTCTGCCATACTACACGGCTGTGGTAAGCCTTCAAACTCGTGACCGCTAGGGTGCTTTTTTCTTAGAGCTTCAGTTACTGCGTGAGCATTAAGCCATACAGTTACATTATTTTCTTTACAAAAGAGTCGCATTTCAGAAGCTATCTGGTAATCATATTCATGACCTCCAACCTGCTTAAGTAGTGTAGAGTCTTTTATTAATAAGTTATAAGGGTCAATAAGTAAACCGTCGTAGTGCCATACGTCTAATATTTGTTTAGCCTCAGCCATCAAAGTGCGTGCACTGTATAATTTGTCTACTGCCATTATTTTAAAGTGGTCATTAATCCACTCGACCTCAGAGTCTATCTGACTGTCTGGTAATTTTTGTATTGGAGTACCCGTTTTGAATTCTAGTAATTTTCTAGCTATGCTGTAGTCTGAATTTTCAGAGCTGAATATAAGCCATTTTTTACCGTGCTTCAGTGCGTATGCCATCATTAAGTAAAGTATTACTGTAGTTTTACCAGTGTTTGCGTGTCCTATGCAAATGTTAAAAGCTCCAGCTTTAAATCTTAAATACTCGTCTATTTCTTCAATACCTAAGCCCTTACCTTGCTCTATCCTATTGTACTTTACGTCTAGTAATTTTCCTTTTATTTTATCGATATCTGTTATCATAATCTGGCTTTAAGTTAATTAATAAATAAGGGGGCTTTTACACCCCCATAATTAAGCCATGATTAAAATGGTAGGTCTGGAGTCTCGCGTCCTGCAGTTGACTGCTCAGAGCTTGCTGTTTGCTGCTCTACTTTGTCCGCTACTGTAATCGTTCCATCTGTCCAGACTACTTTACCGTTAGCGATATACTGCTTAGGCTCCTTAGCATCTCTTTGCTCTTTTGTCTGGTCTAAAGCCGCACTTACATTCTGACCATACACGTTAGTCTCATCGTTAATAAATACTGAGATATTAGCCCAGCCTTTGTCATTAAATTGAATTTTCTCTTTGTTGATTCCTAGTGATATAATTGTACTCATAATTTTTGTGGTCTCTCTTAAAGACTTGATTTTAGGGTTTAATTAATTAACTTATTGTAAATATAATACTTATTTATTCTTACTCAAACTTTTAAGCTGGTGAGTTTTCAGCACTTATCAAGGTTTCTAATACTTTACCAGTTAGCGTGTATTTTCCTTTTATCTGGGCTACTGTTACCGTCTTATTAGTTACAGCCTGGATAGCTTTCAAATATGCCTCACTAGACAGTTTTAACTCTGGTAATGCTGCAGCCTTTGCAGGTGCTTTACCGTGCGTATTAGTAGCGTCTGCGTCTTTGGTATCGTCTAGTAGAAATAAGCCTCCTAGAGCGTATTTACGAGCGTAAGAACTAGAAGCTCCAGTACTCTGGGCTTTGTCCATGCCTTTGCGGTTTAAATCTAAACCAGCCTGGGCTGTAACGTATGCTCTACCTTCACCGTCTGTAACTTCTGCAGTAGATTCTACAAACATGCTACCTGCTACTTCTATAACTTTGTCTGTAATCGTAAGTAGTAATCCGTGCTCATTTAAAAGCGGTTTAACGGCTTCTAAGATATCTTCAGCGTTTCTGTAGCTGTACTTACCAAAAGAGTTATATTGACTCTTAGCGGCTTTTAATTCGGTCTGAATTGTAATTAGTTTTTTAATCATGGTTTTAATTTTAAGGGTTATTTTTTGTTTTTAGAAACTACCGAAGGTAATAACTGGGTTAGTGAATAATACAGTATATAAGATAATGCTGCAGGCTGGTAATATTACTGAGGCTACTACGAATAGTCCAGCTTTTGTTGTTGCGTCCTGGTGTTTAACTTTTCTTACTGCTAGTTTTGAATTTACTTTTAATTTTCTCATGGTATTTGTTTTAAGGGTTTAATTATTATTTTTTGTAAAGGTAATACTTTTATTTAGATACTACCAAACTTTTTTGGATTTTTTTTATTTTTTTTTTATTAGTTGTTATAATAGTCTAGTGTCTCCTGGTAATTAGTTATCACAGATAACGTATTTTTTAAAGCATCTAATACAGCTCTAGCTATAAAGAACTCAGCTTGTGATGTAAGCATATTGTCGGCTAAGTTATCGTAAGCTTCTTTTTGAGCCTTTTTTAATTTGTTAACCAATTTAGTTTGCTTTGCTATTTGCTTTGTTATTTCGATTGCGTTCTTCATAGTATTTGTTTTTTTTGTAAAGGTAATACTATTTATTACTTACTACCAAACTTTTTTTACTTTTTTTTTTATTCTGTTATTATATTAGGGTTATTAGCTTTTAATTCCTGAGCTTTATTATAGTAATCTAGTGCGTCATTATACTCAGATACTATTAGGTTTTTTAAAGCCTCTTTATTTACTTCTGTTAATCCTGAAGTATCCTTAGCCTTTAATTCTATATGTAGCTGCTTAGCTTCGTTAGCTTTAGCCATTAATGCCTTGTACTTACGCACAGTAGTCATTTTTCTAGCGTTCTCTTGCTCTTGTTTTGTATACTTAGTGTTTAATGTTTTCGTGAAATTAATCATAGCGTTTGTTTTTATGTTCGGTACAAAGATACAATACATTTCTACTATAAACCTGAGCTTTTTTAATCTTTTTTTTAAAATAATTTGTAAGTAACAGATTCTTAGGTAGTTAAGAGGTCTTTACTCCTTAAATATATTTTGTTTAGCATAGCTTTTTGTGACTTAGTAATGCGTTTAAACCTCAGGATTGACTTAATAAAATGTATATCACCATTAATAACACTAACTTCTAATATACTATGTAATAAATCTCTTTGTCCAGGTGTAAGCATGCTATCTGAAACCTCTGGAGCTTTGTCTGCTATAGCTCTTTTTTTATACCTAGCGTCCTTTAAATCTTGTATCTTTTTTTCTTTTGCGTCATTATACGCCTTACGTTCTTTTTGTGTCCACATATTAAATCTCTTTATTGTTATTATCTCTAGTTACTGGTAATCTTCTTAAACGGTTTAATCTAGCTCCAGAGTTTACGTAGTTATTTACTTTATATACTTTTATAGTGCCCTGCATATCTATTAGAGCCTCGTAATCTTTTATATCTGCATAGTGTCCACTCAGTGACTTATTAAGTATTTTATCTAAGATTTTAATCTGGTAAGATTTTAGCAGTGCTCTATCTTTGACTACTTCTACCAACCCCTCGCAGAACTTCTTAGGGGTCATACTTCTTACAAGCTTACTTCTTTTTTCTTTTATACTTAGCCTAGTATCTGTTTTCATTGTTGTTCTGTGGTAGGGTTTTTGTTCTTGTGCCATATTTGCTAGTTATTAAGTTGTTTAGTTATTCAGTTAATTTGATATTCAGTTAACCTGATATTAAGTTAGGTTTATATTAAGTTAGTTACTTTATACAGTGTTTCCAGTAAGGCTAATTTAAGAGCCAGTTTTTTTAAGCCTATAAATTAGGCATGATGTAAATATAAGATGTTTATTTAGTTAATTGGTTGCGTTTAAAGCATAACTTTTTAGCAGTTATAAACATTGGATGTTAACTGCCTGGGTACTAAGTAAGTAAAAGATTAGAAGGTCTGCGTATCTTTAAGCTCTTTTAGTAGAGTCTTATAGTGTTCAAAAATTTCCTGGTATTCGAAGTCGGCTAATTTAAAGGTAGCTCTAGAGTCTTGTAGTAATTGCTCAGCTAATTCTGTACCGATATTTAGGCTGTATTCAAACTGACGCCCATATTCAAAACGATTGCATTTTCTACACTGTAGATTCACGTTTCTAACGTCCCATCTAGTAGCCATTTTGCCCCTTGAAATGAAATGTCCAGCGTCTGACTCACAAAAGTGAATACCTTTACCGCATGAAATACAAGTGCCGTATCCTTCAGAGTTTACGTTTAATCTACGTATATACTCATGGAACGGTTTGTCTATCTTCGTTTTCCAGTATTTTAGAGTCTTTTTTTTTGCCATGTAGTGTAAGATAGCGGCTCAGGATAAACCCCACAGAAACCTGAACCGTTTAGACTACCCTATTTTGTATTGATAGGTTTATTTAAAAACAACTTATTCTTTATCCTTAGCCCTCACTTTATTAACTATTTTCTCACCAGAGCGAACTACAAAATACCCACCTACAGCTGTAACTAATAAAGCCTGAAGCAATCCTATCCACTCTGAGGCTATTTTAAAGCCGTCTAACGAACTATCTAGCATAATGAATAGAAACATACATACAAGCAAAAACGCGAGCGTGTAAGGTCTTATATTCTTTGAAGCCCATGAGTCACTATGTAGGTCTGCTTCCCAGCGTCTAGATATCTCAGTTTCTAACTGCATATCATATTGCAGCTGCATGAGTAGTAAGTCTTTATCTTCTGGGGTTAAATCTTTATCGCCTTTGATAGCATCGCCCAGGGCGCTTAATTGCTTTATACCAGTAATTCCAGCCGCCAGCTCTAATAACTGTGGGCTAAATTTCTTACCGTTTTTTGCTAGCCATCTTAAGCTATCACCTACTCTAGTAGTACCGTTTTTTTCTTTGTATTTACCTGTTACACTCATTGTAGTAATCTATTGTATCTTTATATTCTTTTTGTACGTCAAAGCTAGGGCATGCTTTACTGCTAAATTCGTTATGACCGTGAAGGGTCGCGTCTGTATGTTCATCTAGTAGGTCGTATATCAATAAATCTAGTGCTCGCTTCTGGGCTTCGTTTCTAGTGTCCTTAGGAGCCATCTGCTTGCTTAATCCACCTGCGTAGCATATACCTATAGAATTTTTATTTAAACCTCTTACGTGAGCTCCCTGGCGTTCAATCGGTCTACACTCATGTACTCTACCTTTTAAATCCACAAAAAAGTGATAGCCAATATCTGACCAGCCCTTCTGTACTACGTGCCAGTTATATAGGTCATCTGTTGTAACGTCTCTGAATTCAGGCGTCGCACTGCAGTGTATTATGATTTTATCTATGTGTCTCATAATTTTTATAGTAATAAGTCTCCTATCCTTTGAGTCTTAAGTTTAAAAAGCTCTTTATCTCTGGTCTTATATAAGTGCATCCCTTTTAACTTTGTAAAGTCTTTTGTGGTTACATAATCTACACCTATAAGAGCTACCAAATGACCCTCTCTATAGTAAGGCATTACAGCCAGACCCTTTATACCTTGCTGTATTAATGACTGCCTAGCTCTGGCATCTGTTACATTGGTTACATCTGGGTGTATCATCCTATTTGCTATAACCTCACTAATCCAGTCTATATATAGGGCTGTAGGTATGTCCTGGAGTCTTTGAGCTTCTTTTGAAATACCCTTAGCCACTACTTCATAATCGTTACTCATGCGTGACTTATGCGTGCCAGTGTAGTAAGTCACTCCATTGTGAAACCTAAAAATATAGGCTCTATCGGCGCTAGTTAATTCTAGCAACTCACTTAGCCCATCGTTTATAAGTATATCGTTCTGTATGTTATCCAGTACCAGGTCTTTAGTTTCTAATTGTTTTTCTGCGTAGTCTATTATCGGCTTGTTAAACAACCATAAAAAGCCCCCACTCGCTAAAATCAATATAATCCACCACTTTGTATCGTTAATCTGTTTTAATAGCTCTCTTAATTTCTCCATCATGTTGCGGCTAGATGTTTTCTAACTTGTTTTTATTTCATTTGTTTTTAATTAATGGTTAGGGCGTTTAGGTAGTTGTAATATTAATAAAATTCGAACAAGACAGTAGCGGCTACGTCCTGCCAAAGATTGTTGGCTTGAAATTGTATGGTCAAAATATCCAGAGCATTAAAAGTAACAGCGGTGTCTGTTAAACTCCAGGCTGAATACATACCCAAACCAGAACCGAATAACGTGTTACCAGACGTGTAAATAGTACTGCCATTTTTCAAAACTCTAAATTTATTAGTCGTAGCTGTAGGTGCTGTACCAGTGCTAGTGTTTCTCATAATAAACTTACGTATCCTACCAACATAAGGCATTACCATACAGTGCTGCTCACCTCTAGTTGCTGACTCAGCTACACTGTTAAAAGGTACATTGTACCACGTAAGAGCTGTATTAGATGTATGGGCAAAATTAGATGTTTGCATTACTGGTATGTTCACGTAATAATCCGCAGTAACTCTGTCATCCGATATTAAGTTACCGCCCTGAATAGTACCAGACGCTGTAAGGTTATTGGTCACGTCGTCAAAAGTAAATCTATTACTAGACGTCAACGTATCGCTATCCGAAAAATAACCTACTTCACCACCTACACCTGAGCCGTTTATAAAGGCACTTGAGTCTACAGACCCGTCTGCCTTTAAGAATTCAGCTGAAGTACCCCCTGGTGTTTTATAGCCATCTGCTAAGGTGTAACCATTAACATTAAACATTTCGGTTAATGTAGTGGTATTGATTCCTACCTTTGATGAATCAGTATATATCTTAGTATCTGCTAAGGCATTGACTCCACTACTTTTGTAGGGCACAAAACCGTTATTTAAGCTTGTACCGTTCAATAGGTCAGCGTCCGCTCTACCTTCTATATTTACATCGTATTTGAATTCTATTGCCATAGTCTTTAGGGGGTTTTATCTTTATTTAAAAACAAATATACTACTAGTATACCGTCTTAATTAAATGTAATCTGTACTCATCTGTAGCTGGTGCTACACTGAAGGTAACTGTCACTGTATTAGTCGTAGCTCTAGAAATCTCAGCGTAAACTGTGTCTCCAGTAGCCTCCTCAGTGAGCTGGGCATTGATATTCTTTGTACCCCAGTTATGAGTCACTGTAAGCGTCGTAGCTGTACCGTCACCAATTAGGTAACTGTTATGATTACTTGTACCTATAACACTCCCTACAGCACTCGCTAAGCCTGCTGGAGTAACTGCTAAGACTGTAGATGTACCTGCAGCCGCTTCAGCGTTTGTAGCTAGCTCTACTAATCCCTTCACAGACGTAGTTGCTGACTGCATAGCTCCAGTAGTTGCTGAAGTTACTACACCATCTGTTAAATTGATACTTTTGATTATATTTACTCCAGTTACTGAGTAGTCTGTATCTGTACCGATTACAGTGTTATATGTTCCAGCTGGTTGTGCTCCAATATTTGCTGGTGTAAGCGTTCTAGTACTTACGGTTGCGTTAGCGTCTGTAACGTGTCCTAAGGTGTCTGTAGTTACGTTAAAATCTAAGTCAGAAATTACCACAGCTCCAACTAGTGCTCCAGTATCCACTGCCATATCATCACCAGGGTGTGTAGGGTGTACGTAGTTATTAGCGTTTGTAGCTCCAGTATATCCTAAGTCTCCTAGCGTTAAATTTCTAGTAGTTACAGATTGTACAGCTCCATTTGTTAAACTCATTACATCCACTACCTGAGCCCCTGAAGTATCTAGGTTTGTAGATGTCCCTGACGTTACGTTATACTCACTAGGTAAAGGTATGTTATAGTAAGTTGTACCGTTGTTTGTGAACTCCCAGCGGTCTGAGGTTTCATTCCATCTCACAGTAGTATTTGCAGAGTCACCTCTTTCGATTTCCATCCCACCATTTTCAGACGGTGTCCCAGTAGCATTACTGTTTAGAGTAATAATGTTATCTGCTAAGTTAATAGTCTCAGAGTTAACTGTAGTGGTCGTACCTTGTACAACTAAATCACCAACTACTGTAAGGTCGTTTCCTATCGTTACATCGTTAGGTAATCCTATTGTGATAGTGTCCCCTGATTCAGTTACCGTGGTTTCGTTTGTAGTACCTGAGATAGTTATGCTATCTGTGCCAGAACCAGAACCTCCAGCGTTTAGGTCTATAGTAGATGTGTTTGCCCCTCCAGCTCCTACAGATATATCATAGGTGTGGTTATCCCCTGCAGGAATCGCAGCTATTTGAGCCGTTACAAAGTCATAAATCTGGTCTCCAGTTGCAAGGTTTACGCCTCCATTTGTAATAGCCGCTGTAACAGCTGTTAAACTAGGTGTAGCTCCAGTACCTCCAGATACAGATATAGTGTTAGCATTACTAGTGCCTACGCTCTCTACGTCACCGTTAACGCTGTACCAGCTTGAGCCGTTGTGCATCATTAATCTATTAGTCGCGGTATTGTAAAAAACCTGCCCTTCAGCTCCAGTTGGTTCAGAACCTAGTGGGTGTATTTTTACGTTTTGAATCTCATTACCTTCTAGAGATATGTTTGCTAAATGTTTAATTGCCATTTTATTCTTTTTTTATTAGTTAAT